GGTCGAGAGCCTATGACCGCCCTGCCGCCCGAATGGGTCGAGGCGATGGCGGTCGCCCCGGCGAACCGCGTCGACAAAATCCTGCTGGAATTGATCCATCCGGCTTTTCTCGACGATCTCGGCAACCCAACCGCCATCCGCGCCATCGACGATACGCAGGATCGGACGATCACGCTGGAAGCGACGGCCCCGCTCAACGCCGGCCAGGCCGCGACCTTCGCCGCGATCCCGTTCCGTTTCGGCTGGCCGGGGCAGGCGGAGGGGCAGACGGGCGAGGTCGCGATCACGATCGACAATATCGGTCGGGAAATCATGCCCTATGCCGAGGCGGCGGCGGGGTCGAACTCGCCCGTCATCGTCGTGATCCGGCCCGTCGTCGTCGATCTCGACACGAATGCGACGACCTTCAACGGCGCGGCGTTCATGCTGTATCTCCGCTCAATCACGATCTCTGAGGATGCGGTCGAGGGCCGCGCCTCCGGGGCCGATCTTGTCAACCTGCAAACGCTGCGCCTCGCCTACGATCTCGCCACCTATCCGGGCCTGACCTATGTCCCCGGCCAGTGACCGCGCCGAATGGCTTTCCGGCCTTGTCGGCAAGCCCTACAAGGCCGGGGCGGGCGGCCCGGACGCCTATGATTGCTACGGCCTTGCGACCGCGATTGAGGCGCGCCTGTTTGGCGTGCAGATGCCGCCGCGCAATGGCCCGCCGTCGATCTATCGCGACTGGCGGCGCATTGACGCGCCGGACGATGGCGCGTTGGTCATGATGGACAATGGCCACGGCCGGCACGTCGGCGTGTTCCTCGCGCCCGAGCGAGGCGTGATCCACGCGCTCGCCGGCGTCGGCGTCGTGTTCGACGATCTTGCCGCGCTGACCCTGCGCGGGTTCGCGCTCAAATTCTGGACCTGTCGATCCTGATGACCATCGGTTCCGATCTTCGCGCGCTGCCTCGCGACGGCGCGATCCCGCATGTCTGCCTCGCCACGGGGCAGATCGTGGCGGAGGTCGCGCGCGAGGGCGAGACGATCCGCGAATTCGTCGACCGCACGGGCTGGGAGGACGGCCCGCCGATCGTCGTCTATGAGATCGACGACGACGGCAAGCGCATCGCGCGCCTTCGGGCTGAATGGCATAGGCCGATTGACGCGCCTCGCACGGTGTTCGTCTCCGCCCCGCTTGGCGGCGGCGGGGGCGGCGGCGGGTCTCAGGTGTTGTCCATCGTCGCCATGATCGCCTTGATGGTCGTCGCGAATGTCGTCGCGGGGCCGATCGCCGGCATGATCGGGTTGGGAGCGACGGCGGCGAAGATTATCGCCGCGATCATCATCGTCGGCGGCGGCCTGCTGATCTCGCATTTCATGCGGCCGAAGGCGAAGAAGCCAGACGCGCCGGTTAACGACTTCGCCTTGTCCGGCAATATGGCGAAGCCCGGGCAGCCGATCCCCGTCCAGTATGGACGCCTGAAATTCAACCCGGATTTCAGCGACGCGCCCTATACCGATTATTCCGGGGTCGATTCCGTCTATCACGCCCTGTTTTGCCTTGGCGTTGGCGAATACGACATCGAGGAATTCGGCATCCACGACACGCCGATCTGGACGGCGGTTGGCGGGCTCGCGGAGGGCTTCTCCGGCGCTGTGTCTCAGGGCAAGGGCTCGACCGCCGCCGCCGGTGTCCCCGACGTTGCATGGCAGATCGCCGCGCCGGGCGAAACCGTCACGCTGTTCGCAACGAACATTGCCGCCGCCCCGGACGTGTCCGGCCAGGTTCTGCCCGACCCCTGGGGGACGCATTACGAGAACGGCGTCACGCTGATCGGCCCGAACGGCGAAACGAGCGGCCCGCAATGGCTCGGCGGTTTCACCGTCAATCCGCCCGACACAATCGCGCGGCGTCTCGCCATCGATATTGCGTGGCCAGCCGGGCACTATCAGTCCAATGAATCCGGCCATACCTACGGCTCCGTCACGCCGCTGCTTTTCCACGCGCGCCGGATCGACTCGCAAGGCCAGCCCATCGGCGATTGGATCGTGCTTTACGATCACGCCGACAATTTCTTCTCCCGCACGCCGTGGCGGAAGACCTATCATTTCGATCTCGACACGCCCGGCCGCTACGAGGTCCGCGTCGCGCGCAAAACCCGCGCGAACGCGATCTCGCGGGTCGTCAATTCGGCGTCGTGGATCGGGTGCCGCGCCTATTGCGATGGCCCGTCCGCGCGCCCGCACGTCACGCAATTCGCTTTGCAGGCCAAGGCCGACAAGCTGCTTTCCGGGTTCAACGCACAGCATTTCTACGTTGTCGCGACGCGCAAAATCCCTGTCTGGAATGCCGGAACGTCGACATGGGTGACACAGGCAAGCCGCAACCCGGTGTGGGCGGCCTGCGACCTATGGGCGGATACGCGCTACGGCGCCGGTCGCCCGCGCGACGATCTCGACATGCCGACGATGATTGCGCTCGCCTCCGGCGCTGACGCGCGAAGCGAGACGTTCGATCATCGCTTCACCACGCATCAATCGATCATCGAAGCCCTTGGCGTCGCATTCCAGTCGATCCGCGCACAGCCGCTGCCGTTGTGGAACAAGCTCTCCGCCGTTCGCGATGAGCCGCGCTCGCTCCCGCGCCTGCATCTGACCGATTTCGAGATTGTCCGGGGCAGCTTCAAGGCGACGCATCGCCTCGCAGACGCCATCGTGTCGGATGCCGTCGTCGGGCAGTATTTCGATGAAACGATCTGGCGCATGGCGGAGGTGTCGTCGATCGGAACCGTCGCCGGGCTCCAGAACCCGACGCGCGTCATCTTGCAAGGCGTGACGAAGCGCGATCAAGCCTATGGGAATGTCGTCTATCTCGACCGCGTGAACCGCTATCGGCGGTCGTCCTACTCGCTGGAAGTCGAAGGCGAGGGAAAGCTCGTCAAGCGCGGCGATCTTGTCCGCGTCGCGACCGAGTTGCCGGGGTCGTGGGGCGGCTCCTTCCGCGTCGAGACCTACAATATCACCCTCCGCCGTCTGACGCTGCACGCGGACGCGGACTGGTCGAAATCCGGGCAGCGATATATCACGATCAAGATGCGCACGGGGGCGCCATTTGGCCCTGTCAAATGCGCGCGTGTCCTGACCGATAATCAGGTCGCGATCAACGGGACTGACCTCGCGCTTGTCGAGGCTCAGCAAGGAACAACCCTCGCGGATGCGCTCTACAGGACGGACGTTTCTGAACTCCCGAGCGCCTCCCTCTCTGTCGGCGCGCCGCAGGAATTCCTTGGGCTTGTGCATGAAGTCGATGCTGGCAGCGTCGAGGGGCATATCCGTCTGTCGCTGACGCCCTACGCCGCCAGCCAGATTTACGCCGCGCTCGCGCCGCTCCCGGCCGTGCCGACGCCGCCGACGCTCGTGTTGCCGCTTGTCCCGGGCAATATCTCCGGCATCGGCGCAACGCTGTTGCAAGAGGGCACGACGCTCACGCTGCGCGCGGTGTGGCAGCCGGACCGTGGGTCGGAGAGTTACGAGGCGCAATACAGCGCCGACGCCGGCGAGTCGTGGCAGGCCTGTTACGCGGGCGCGTCGGCGCAATTCGAGGTGGCCGGGTTCTCGGGGTCGGACCTGTTGTTGCGCGTGCGCGGCGTGCGCGGCGCGCAGCGCTCCGTCTCGTGGTCGCAGGTCTCTGTCGTCGCCCCGGCGATCGTCAACACGCTCGACAATCTCGGCCTGACGGTCGAGGTCGACGCGGCCATTGCCGGCGCGCTGGTCGATGGGCTGGCGCCGATCAACGCGGCCATCGATGGCATGTCCGGCGCGGCGAACGACGCGGCGGCGCAGCTACGCGCGCAGGTGGCGGAAACGGCGGACCTCGCCGAATTGCAAAATGCTATGGACCGTCTGCGCGTGCGGGACGAAGCGCGGGATGCTGCGAACACCGGCGCGCGGGCTCTGGCGCTCTATTCGCAGACGCAGACGCAGATCATCGATCGGGATCGCGTGGTCGAGTCCATGGGGCTCGTTCTCGCCGCGCGGCTCGACGACAATTACACCGCGTTCTCGACCTTTGCCACCGCGCAGGCGACGGCGGATGGCGTGCGCGGCGCGCGGCTGGACGCGCTTGAGGCTGCCGTCGGCGATGAGGCCGGCAATATCAATGCGGGCGCGATCACCTCCGCCACCGCGGCCTCGGTCACGCGCGATCAGGCGCTTGTCGGGGCCATCGATCTATTG